CCGGTGGACACCCTTTGCGAAGGGGCGTATGGCCTTTCAAGACATGCAACGCCCCAACTAAGTCCGTTCCGGCCTGTGAGACCAGAGTAGTGTTCCCTGCCCATGTCTGCTTGACCAAGGAAACCCTTTGTTTGCGCTTGTCGAACCTCATTGCAGCCCTCGAATGAAGATTATCCGAGGCCTTATATGGGTCAATCCTAGCCGCAGCCCTAATAGCCTCAACGGCCTTCCGATACAGATACCCTTTTGAATTAGGTCCTGCCCGCATCATCGATTCCACCACACCGGCCTCTTGGCGGTTCGGTTTGAACCTCAAGTCCGTGTTCTCTCTTTTAAGAAGCATGCATCGGAACACCATCTCTGTCACTTCGGTCGAAGCCCATTCAGGACCTGGCTCAACAATGGCATGAAAACCTGGGTCTATGCCGGCTGCCGTCATAGCTGCCCAAACTTGGGTAATTTTCCCAACAGCTATGTCGCGGAATTCAGAGCCAGTTCTCTCAGCGTAAGTCTCCACAGCGAGGGCTAGGGGGCCATATATCGCAGACTCTGCGGAACCGAACACTGGCTTCCCACCGAAGGTAGGGTCCTGATTAAGATATGTCCGGCCGTCGAGTCCGAAGACGTGTTTTGTCAGCCTGGTCCTCTCAAAAAGAGAGGCGTAGGAGTAAGCCACCGCCATATGGGCCAAGAACAAGGGCCCCCCTTCCCTGACGCAGGCGTCTCCGGCGGAGATGGCAGTGAGACAGGACTCAGTGAGCACGGTAGACGTACTCAATCCGGCACAAGATGTGACAGTTCTTATGTAAGGCATGAACACGGAGTCTTCTGTTCTGGCCACAGTGTTTAACTCCGCGATGGTGGTACCTGTCACGGCCTTGCCGACGTTTACCTCGATACCTCCAACGATAGACGTCATCCGTAAGGTCTCGGCCATCTTCCAGATGTTGGCCTTAACATCCCTTTTCTTCATACGACACACCGCATGGGTGTCGTCGTTCGTACCTACGGCGTGACCTGCCATGCAGAATGTCTCGGCGACCTTCGAAAACGTCCCAAGCGCCACTGCCCCTTGTAGGTCAGACAGGCCGGTCAAAAGGCCGTTCATCATGCCCGGTGGGTGTGGGACAGTCTTGTCCTTAGAGGCCTTGACTTTCAAGATGTCGTGAGCCACTTCTAGGATGACCCTCTCAAGGAGGGAATGATCTGTTTCTAAGAGATCACCGTTAGGCCGGACTTGTTTACGGGTTATCATGGACAACGTCCTCCTAGCTAGATTATAAAGAGAATCCCTGGCCCCCAGTCCGGCCAAGCAAGCCAGAACTTGCGCCATGACCTTCCAGGGACCCCATGATGAGGCGTCCGCGTTGAGCAATGTGATGACTTCATCGAACGCGGGCTTCCCTACTGCCCTCGTCATAGACTCGAGCACTTTCACTTTTGAAAGGTCTTTTAGGGCACTGTTTGGGGCCTCTTTACCCGCCTCGTAACCCACCGCGTCGAGTGCAAAAATGGGACCTCGGAACAGCCATGTCATGATTGCAATGGCCCTCGGTTTCTCGACAGTCTCAGGCTTGGGGACGTCTTCCACAACAGGAGGCCCTTTAGAGGCTAACGCCGCAATCGCAGACGAGAATGCCAGGCCATTTTCCCGTGCCCTAGGCCGTGACAGGAAGGCGTCGTATCCTTCCATATTCTGAGGAAGGTTTTCCTTATCCATGTCAACCTTCGTGTTCGTTATGAAGGCGTAATCCGTGGACTTCCCTTTACCCACGGAAGGGTTCGCACCTTTCTTGGAGGACAAGCATGACATTATGTCGGCGTTGTGGACGGAATCCGCAATGTCGTTGATGTCTCTACCCAGTTTATAATGGGAAGCCTCCACGAAGCTGGAGAATATCGAGTTCGCACCCTTAGTGGCTTGTGCAACAGGGGAAGACACAAGTTCTCTCATAAAAACAATCTCGTCCATGAGGAACTCATCTGTCCGAACAAACTCTCCTATCGTGCCAGACTGCACGTGGCCCCAGCTACTAGGCGCCATGCCTCGATAGAACTTATTCCCTG